CCAGCCATATCCGCCCGTTTACATATCGGGTTATTAGGAGGTTTGCAAATGCAAACTACAAACAAAAAGCGGTTTTATACTCCGCAGTTCTCGGAAATGGCGTGCGTAACAGTTCGTCGTCTCGCATGGGCGCTCAATTTGTCCATGCCAAAAACAATAGACATCATCGTTAAAGAATTGTCTTCCGCCTTTTCATCATCATTTGTCTGTCCGCAATGTAAAGACAAAACAAAATGTAACCTGTGCGGTTTCAACCAGCCCGCCGCAGTAAAAACAGCATAATTTTGTCAGGTGTTTAAGTGTTAACATATTATCAAGTATGCGTCAGTTTCTCACTGTCTCACGGTAAACATTCATTAAAAAGCCTTACGCTGCATACCACATCGGAATATTTTCCTTTCATGGTTCCTTCACGTTTAAAAAGGCTTTCTCTATCACGTTTTTTTATCATTCTTCCGCAAGCGGAAGAATACATAAATTACATATTTTCACGCTATCCAAACAGCGGTATTCCCCGCCCTGTTTTGGACAGCAATCAAATTCAATTATTTTTGGAGGTATAAAAATGTTAATAAATAACATAAAAGGCTTACGAGATTATGTTTCCCGTAATTCATCTTTTTCTGAAAAGACAGTAAACAATGTCATTGAAACGTTAGGTTATCCGTTATCGGGTACAGGCGACACTTTCAAAGAACTGTCAGCGGATTTAGTAAACTGTGCTGAAAATGGAGCCAATGTNGGTATAGGCGGTTTTATTTATTATTGCGATACCATACCTTTTTTCATAAAAAATAGGAAAGCCATAGCAAGCCACATGGAACAAACAGCAGCGGAATTCGGCACAGACATTTTTTCAATGGTTCAAGCCTTTGGCGTTTTTCGCAATTCGGAAAAACCAACACCAACAGAAATAGGAAAGGCGTTATGGGACAGGAGTAAAACTTACACTGAATTAACCAGCCTTTACAATGTTTTCGCTTGGTATGCGTTAGAGGAAGTATCAAGAACTTGGTATATGTACTTGGACGAAAATCCGTCATTAAAAGCGGAATTAGCCGCATAACCAGCCAGCCCCCCGCTTATGTGGGGGGAAATTCTTTTTGAGGAGATAAATAAAATGGAAAATAAAAAAACAATCCCGTCCGAAGTAGCTGCCCTTATTCCTTGCGATCAGCTATATGTAACAAAAAGGAAAATCAGAGAATTTCAGGAATGTATCAAACGCCTTGAAACAGCATTAAAACAATGCCCGAAAATCGGAGCAACAGACGGATTAACAGAACACCCCGCAGTCTTTCATTATTTCTATGGCGGTACAGATATATATATCTGTGAATATGAAAGCGCAGACGGTCAAATGTTCGGGTTTAGTATCTTAAACGGAGACTTGCAGAATTCAGAATGGGGTTACTTTAGCGTCACAGATTTTTCAAAGTCAAGATACTTTAACATCGATTATCATTTCCGTGAACAGACCATAGAAGCAGCGTTATATTCTTCTTACCCCGATTATTTCAAAAAACCGCAATCTTTAAGGAGTACAGAATGATGTTACCAATATTTAGCGGTCAGAATTTCGGCTATCTCTACGAGACCGAAACAGGACATTATCTGTTACATGATAAAGATTTTAAATCTCATATTTACTTACAAGGCGATGATGCCCGCATATTCAGAGAAGAAATCAAGCATATAGACAGTTTACCGCCCCAGCAATCAAATGACGGCAGATTAACAGAAAACATCATAAGCCTTTACTTGTAAATGAAAAAGCCGTCCGGCTCGGAGGTAAAACCGGACGGCAATTTCCCCTATTCGGGTAACATAATATTTTCGGCATTAAGCCGACCTTCCCTGACAACGAATAATTAAATAATTATCGCTGTATTTTTCAAACAACAAATATAAGAGAAATAATTAATTAATTACTCTCCATTTACTATTCCTTTTACGATGCCTTTGTTTTCAAAACAACCATATTCCCTTTAGGACGAGTAACCAAAAAACCGTCCCGCTTGCGGAAACGGAGAAACAACTCCCCATATTCAAGGCTTTCTGTCGTACCGTCAAACTTTTTCAATTCGATACCTCTGCGGTTTCCGTGCTGTATCCGTTTCGGGTTCATAAAGATAGCAAAAATTTCATTCGCCCCTATGTCCGCAATCTGCGGAAGAATAGAAACCTCGTGATAAGGGTACAAATCCAATCTGCCCGGCATGGCTTCCGTAGGACGCCGCCAAATCGGTCTGCCCGTAGTATCCTCGATATTCGCAATGTGGTTCAAAACAGTCTCATTGATGAACCATACGCAATCTTTCCGTTCCTCTGCGCCGACTTTATAAACAGCGTCTCTAAAATCCTTCCACGTCAGATCGTCTATAGTATTTCCCTTGATAGCGACTTCCGTAACATCGGCGCAAGTCATAGCCCCCGTGAATGGGTCATTGTCGGCTAACAAACATTGACGGTCGAATTCCTGACCGTAAGTTTCGATAAATTCATCAATGAACATAGCCCCCAAATCGACAAAAACATCTTCCTCGAATTCATCAAACCACGGAATATAGCCAGCTAATGTGTAGGCTTTCAACTCCACACGCTCCGCCCCTTTAGGCTTGCTTCCCTCGATTTTCTGTCCGTAAGCCGTAAGCCAGTTAAGCTGAACACCGCCTCTGTCCCTCGTAGGAAGAAAAATAGAAGGACCCGTCATCGGACGATGACGGACAAGGTTCATCATCACGGATTTCTTAGCCACATCGGTCATTATCTCAGTCTCATAAATGGGATTAATCAAAAACTGTTCATTGTTAGGAGACATATTCCCCATAGGATCACCAAGAGCAGACTTATTGATAGTAAAACCTTTCTCACCCCATGATACATCTTTAGGATTAGTCCAGTTATCCGATTTAAGGTTAGGCGAGAAAGCCAGTTCCGCCAGCGTCTTATGATTACCCGACCACGCCGCCGCAATACCCTTACCAAGATTGTAAAGAAGTTCCCGCCGTGTTAATTCCTTCGGGTACTTAACCTGCGTTTTCAATTCATCACGCAAACTCTTTACAGTTCCTTCCAATGCTGTAATCTGCGTTGACTGGTTAGATGTAACTGTTTCAAGTGTTTTCGCCATTTCTTCCAGCAGTATTTCCTTGTCTTTAAAATACTCCGCCGCCTTCGCCGGATCGGTAAATCCGGTACTTTCAATTTTTTTCATATCAGCCAGTTTCTGCCTGATAACCTTCAATAATTCGTCCATAAATTATTCTCCTTATAAATTATTTATTAATCCGCCCCAAAAAGTAGGGCAGTTTAATTCTTGTTTAGTCTCTGTTTTGTCAGTCTCTATTTCTTTCGCTAACGCAAACGGATTAGCCGGAACATTGCAAATCGAAAATTCCAAAAGTTCTTGCTTACGGAAAATCAAATCCGTTCCGTCCTTACTGTCTTCTTTTGAAGGTATTTCTATCTCAAGCACACGGAAGCCAACCGAGCCAGCCCTAATAACACCAGCCTTAACTCTCTCCCCGATAGACCAGCCGAAAACGTCATATTCCTTGCCGTTAAAAATAACAACGCCATGAAGCCCCTTATCATCAATAGTCAGCCCTTCGATTTTCCCGATAGCCGGAATATCGTATCTATGCGCCCATTCCACAATCGGATTATTCATATAACGCTTAAAATCCCAACCTTGCGGATCAATACGCTCCCCGAATCTATCAAGGTCAAAAGTACTAAGTGTCCACGCAAAACATGCTTCACTTTTCTCATTACTCTTTTCTATTTGCTCTTTGACAAAAGGTACAGACGCAATCAATTCCACGTCAGCGCAAACCTTCTGTATCCCCGCCGCCTCTTTTTTCACTCCCAAAAAATCAAGCAATAAAGACGCATTACCGGTTTGGAAGTTTCCGCTTTTCGTCTTAATAATCATAATCCCTCCTGTTATTTGCTATTTGATTTATCCGCTGTTGTGTTTTCACCCACCCCGGAAATACAAAACTGTAATTACCTGTGTCGTAAAAACACAATTCGTTCTTTGTGAAAATATCAAGACTATTAACCGTCTTTATCAATTCTTCCCTGCCGCGAGAATTAAAAATCTTCATCAGTTCCCTAACATGGTTTTCAACAGTCCCTTTGCATATATGAAGCCTGTCCTGTATCCGCTGTATAGAGAAACCGCAGCACAACATCAATAGAATTTCTTTCTGCCGTCTTGTCGCTTTCAACGGCACGTCAATCCATTCCGGCAGCTCGTCAAGAATTTTTTGCACGTCAGGCGCAATGTATCTTTTCCCCTCAAGAAAACATTGAAGCCCATGATGAAATTCATCTTTACCGTCAAGCAGTTTCACATAAAAATTTATTCCGTGAAAAATAAACCATACCGCAACAGCGTCAGGGAAAGGGCTTGTATTTATGACGGCAATATTCAGTTTCGGGAACACGCTCAACATCTGCCCGATCATGTACGGCGTCCCGCAATCATAAAAGTTACTCCCGATAAGCACATACTCAGGCTTTAGTTCGTTAATCAGCATATTCAACCCGTCCTTTTCAACAGCGGTAACATGGACATCGGGAAACCCCAACGCTTCAAAGCGTTCCTTGAAGTGAGGAAACCAGTTTACAGCCCTGCTCACCAGCAGCGTCCCGCTCCGCATTATTCCCCCGCCTTATCCTCTGTTGAAACAAGATTTTTAGGCTTATACCACACATCACCCCACGGCTTCGGTTCCTTGCCTCGTTCTTTCAGAACATCGTTAATCGTTTTTATTCCTGCGTTTATTTCCGCAATATCCCTTTTACTTTGCGCGTCCTCGTTTTCCTGTAATTCAGGTATGTCCCATAAATCAAATCGCCCTGTCTCTTTCAGGTTGAAACGCATAAAAAACTGGCTTTCAAGTATTTGCTCAAATTGGCGTAACAGGGGAATAAGCGTGTATTGCCAAAACGCCGAGTGCTGTTCTTTTGTATCCTTACCGCTTAACGCCGTTGACCTGTCAGAAATATTAGCGACACGAGGAGGAATTCCGAATTTCGCAAGAACGGTATAGAGATTCCAGCGTTTCAATTCAAATAATTTAATTACGTCAGGATTAAAACTTAACGCCTCAAAACTTGTGCCCTTGCCGAGTACCGCAATTTTGCGCCCCGCCTTAACCTGTCCGTATTTGCTCTCCCACCTTTTTTCTATTGCGTCCGCTTCTTCCGGCCGTAAAGTTTGGTCGGTTTTAAGTAAGCCTTGAGGTATTGCGTTATGTTTGAGTAAAGTTGAATTTGCTTTATTGGCGTAATAATCCTGTTCAAGTTCAAGAGATAAAGAAACAAGCGGATTAACACCCCTTAACGGATTCCAGGGATTCCAGTCTTTGAAATGGATAATTTCATCGGAGAAGATAGGTACTAATTCAGTTCCGGCATGGTAAAACCACCGCCGTCTTTTCCCTGTGAGATTACTTTGCAATTCCAACCCTTCTCCCTCAAGTTGGAGCTTTCGGGGGTTAAGAATATGCAGTTGTTTTGGAAGCCCGCCGGAATATTCAGAGCCGAACCACCAAAACGCCTCTCCCTCTACAAACCACCAAGCGGCGGTTTCCTTCCACAAATCATATCTGCTTAAATTTTCGTTAGGTTTGTGGAATAAGGAATAGAGCGAGCCGCTTTTTAACTCAACCCCGTCTCTTTCAAGAACGAAATCCGCACGGGCAACATTGCGGATTAAAATGTTAATCGCAATGTTTACCCATGCGTTGCAAAGAAAGTTGTCATTGAAGGGGTCTAAATAAAAATTAGTAAAATCATCATCGGAAGTCAAGGAAAAACAGGAATCAATTAAAACTTTTTTAACTAACTTATTCCCGTCAGATTGTCGCTTGCGGTTATCATTAATACGCTGACGGTTTCTGCTGAATATATTAAAGGGGTTCATTGAAATATTACCCCCTGTTGCACATCGGTAAATATCGCATAACGCAAAGCGTCTAAAAAATGGTCATTAACTTTTACAATCTGCCCCGCTTCATCACGGCAATAGTCCCATATTTCAGATAGCACCCCTGTACATCTTTCGCACACATAAAACTGCCGGCGTTCAATCTTTGCGTTAATGTAATCAATCCCGCTGTCCACGCTGTTATTGGCTTTAGTCCCGCCTGTAATTTCCTGTATCCGTTCCCCTCCGGCAGGATCGCAGTAAACAGGAAGCCCCATGCCGTCAGGACAATCGAGCCACCCTCTGGCGTCCAGCTCCTCATTGAAAGATTGAGTAGTCATGTTGAAAGCGCCATAATCGCAAAGAACGTATATCACATCGCCAAGCCAGCCGATTTTAACAAACGTGATATTAAGCCCGAAATCCTGTCCCGCCGCATATCTGTCAAATTCTTTTGGTAAATCATCAGCCCTAATAATCATCGTCTCGTCAAACTTGTCGTAAATAACCCCTTCCGCTTTAACCCAAAGCCCGTCCCTAAATCTTGCCCTTTGTTTTTCAGGCAGACCGTCAAGAATGTCAGATATATAATCTTCCGGCAGATT